CGGGGCGAATCCGTTACCGCTTTCGCCCGTCGTCGTACATGTCATTTTTATAGTGATCTCCGTATCGCCCGCCGGGATCTCGTTATACTGTGTCGTTTCAAAAAAGATTTCGAAGTCGGCTGTTACCCTGGTTCCTTCCGGGATCGGCGTCGCAAGCGTGCGGGGCTCCGCAAGCTTCCATTTAACATTGACTGTCGCCGGTTTCGGCACCAGCTCCGTAACGTTCTTAAAGGCTGCAAGGTTCCGCAAATAGTCGCCGTAACTGTACTTAATGAAGTTCATCTTTCCAGCGCGGTCGATATGCTGGAAGCCCTGGTAAAGCAGCTGCGCGTTCACAAGTAAAATAATTCTGTTCGGATCCGCTTTTGCCAGCCGGATCCGCTTGCCTGTGATCTCTTCGTATTTGTTTAAGTAGGCGGAAATAAGAAGGTTCTGCAGACCCTGCAGGGTGATTCCGTCTATAAAGCTAATATCCGGCAAATTGTCGATTGCATCTAATATTTCAGACACCGTTATTCCCTCCTATTCCTCCGCTTCGTCTTCTTCGTCTTCTTGGTAATCTTCGTCTTCTTCGTAATCCTCTTCTTCGTCGTCTTCAGCTTCGTCGTAGTCTTCCAGATCTTCGTCCGGATCGTAATCTTCGTTAGGCCCTATAAGCGTAACGGCCACCGTTTGGCCCTGTTCGTCGCTTAAGCACTCCACCTGGATAACCTGCGCCCGCGGTTCATACTCTTCCGTTTTCTCTATAATTTCAAGTGTAAGAAGGTTCTCCGCCGTTGCTGTAGGCATTCCGACGAAGTCCTGGTTTAATCCGTAATTTCTATCGCCTGCGCAAGTTCCGGCCGGGGTGGCATAAAGCACCGATAAGTTCCGGTTGATTTCGTCGATTGTCTCCGCGTCCATATAGTCGAAGCCGATAAGCTTTTGCTTTACTTCCACCGTCCGCCCTCCTATTTCTCCGGGTATTCCATCATGGTAATTTCCATTTCGGCCCTTACCAGTTCGCCCTTATTCCAAACTTCCCCCCAGGTTTCACTTGTCTTAGTTATGACCAGCCGGTTGCTGCAAACCTTCGCGCCCTTAATGACTAAGTATTCCGGCGTTCCGGCGTTCCGGTGCTCCCTAATGTTTGTCATAGTGCTGCGCGGCTTTACTCCGTGCCGGGCGTCCAGAACAATCGTAAATTTGATCGTGTCGAGATCCGGGCCTAAGAACTGCGGAAGCGGACGCTTCCCGACCCTCTCGTGCTTTTTCCACCGCGCTTCCCCGTCGCGCTTGAATTCCCTGAAGGTTAATATTTTTTTGTCGCTTGTCTCAAAAGTGATAAGCTTCCCAAAATTCCCGATTGCCATCTTAAGCCCCTCCGATCGCTGCTATAATCTGCGCGGCCGTAATCGTCCCGGCCTCCGTCTGCAGCTTGATATTGTCTGCCTTAATGGTGAGCTCCCCTGTTTCCGGGTCGTGCTGCATAAAGGCTTTCCCGATCTCGTTGCTTAATTCTTTCCGGAAGATATCTTTTCCGGAAACCGGCGGCCGGTTGTCAACGTCCCAGTACCCGCCCAAAACAACGCCCATTTCGGCCCCGGTGCTCAAGTGCATAACGGCGACGTATTGCTCAACCTTCGGCATGTGGTATTCGCCGCCGAAGGTCAAATAAGGGAGCAGGTCTGTCACCGAGTCGTCCCTGTCGCCGTATGTAACGGCGATCTTCCCGGTTTCGTAATCGATCCGGGATACTTTCCCGATTCTAATCTCTTCAGCCATGCCGCCGCCCCTTCCTTAAATCTTTTTCAGGCTGCCTTTTGCGACCCAGCCATAGCGCTTGCCGCCCTTCCGCTTCGAAACGGAATACGGGTATTTTTTGCCGCCCGCAACCTTGGTTATATACATTGTTTTGTTCTTGCATGTCTTTGCCCTTCCGCCGCTTGCGGAATAGTGGGCCTTACCGTTTACCTTTACCCGGTCGCCGCTCTTAAAGGTTGTCTTCCCAGACCCAGAACTTCCGGATTTCGGTACCTTGTGCGCTTCCAGGTCGATCGTATAGCCGCCGGAGCTGTCTACCTTATGGACGGCCTTGTCTATAAAGTATTTTCCGCTCATTTCGGCGGCGTCCTTAAGCGTAAAGCAAACGCTGGAGTATAACTCTTTACCGGCGGAAGCAACCGTTATTTTAAGCGTTTCCGCCTTCCGATTTTCCTCCGCCAGCTTCGCCCGCGCTTTGATGCGTGCGTCGCTCAAACTGTCGACTTTTTCGTTGATGGTTAAGATCCGGCTTCCGCTGCCGATCTTATACGTGTATTCCTTCTTTCCGGAGCCCTTCGTATATTTGATCGTTGCGCCGGTATATGTCCCCACAAGGGTGGAGTTGTAATCCCCGCTTAAAACCTCTTTGTAACTTATCGTTGCAACGGATTTTTTCTTCTCGAACCTTGAAGCGTCGTATATAATCACCTGGCCGGTTCTGACCTTAAAATAAAGGCCGTATTCGCTGCACAAGTCTTTCAAAAATCCGCAATCGTCTTTTTTGCTCTGCTCTTTGGACTTAACCTTTATCGAGGAAGCGTTGTAATAAAGCGTAAGCTTATATTTCTTCGCAATCCTCCTGGCGATTTCCTTAACTGTAATATTCTTCCAGGTCTTCGATCGCTGCGTGCTCCGGAAGGCCTGCTTTTCCGGCACGCTGGTTCCGTTGATTGTCGCCGTGCTGTTTGCCGGAAACGAATAGTTCCGATCGTCGCAGCAGAACGTGCCGCAATTAAAGCGGCTGTTTACGCCAGGCGTCGACCAGTTAAACGCATCAATATACGCTATAAATTTATCGCCTTTTTTCGGCAGCCATTTGTTGGCCCAGGTCATATCTATGTTGCAAAGATCAATGCTTGCGGAGTCTGATTCTCCGTCCGCCGGATCAGTGTACGTGAAAGCCTCTAAATACTTCGCCATCTCGCTGACGCTTCGGGCGTTCTTTGACCCGCGCCCGGCCGGATCGTAGTAAATCCCTGCAACGGCCCGCCGCGGCGATGTCGTGTCTGGCTTCTTCGGCGCTGTGCTCGGTTTCGATGCTCCGCCGGATCCACCGGAAGATGCCGCCCCGGTTGTTTTCTTGCTGTCGGTTTTTTTCTTTTTCGTTTTCTTCTTAAGCGCTGCCGCAAGGGCCGCGCGTGTCTTCGGGCCGACTACGCCATCGACCACTAACTTGTGGGATTTCTGAAACTGTCGGACGGCTGCGTCCGTAAGGCTTCCAAAAATCCCATCAATGGCCCCGGTCTTATAAAGGCCGAGCTTCTTAAGGTTCTGCTGCAGGGTCTTTACGTCACTTCCGCGGCTTCCCCTTGAAAGATTTCTTGTTGCCAATGATCGCACCCCCTTGCCTTATGCGTAAGGATCGTCTTCTTCTTCGTCCTCTTCCGCCTCGTTATCTACCCACGGGGGCACCTCACCCTCAACTTCCTGCACAATGTCAGGCGTGTTGAGGGTGGTTCCCGCTGAAAAAATAAGAATGTCTAAAAGTTCGTAATTGTTCTGCATGAGAAAGTCGGCGTATAACTCATCGCCGTAAACTTCCAGGGCTATATTGTCCCAGGTCTGTCCCTGCTTTGTGGTGTATGTCGCCGCCATTCTTTCCGCCTCCATTAAAACTTTGTACGCCTATTTTCTCGTTCGTACTGCTTCATAAACTTTTTGAATTCCTCGAAGGTGGCCCGCCCGGCTTGCTTCGCGTCTTCCTGCGTGGCCGATCCGTAAAGGTTGTAAGTCGGCGAGAAGTAAATCGTTTCCCCTCCGGCTCCGGCCAGCTGCATTTCGCCGCCGCCCTGGCCTCCGCTTCCGATGCTCCGCAGTTTGTCCAGAAGGCTGTCAACCATTCCTCCGGTGCTGCCGTTGTTCCGTATAATGTCGGTTAGGATCTGCCGCATCTGCGTCCACAAGGTATCCAGGGGCATGATTGCCTCCGGGCCTTTTTCGCCTACGCCCTGCAGGCCCTTATCCGTGTTAAATATCGTCGGTTCGTCGAATATGCCGCCGATGGCGTTCCAACCGACAGAAAAATGCGGAATTGCGACCGATTGATCGCCAACCGCGACGGAACTGGAAGAAACGGAAATTTCCGGAATTCGTGGCCGCGGGATCGTGATCGTCATTCCCTCGAATTCGCTTTTTCCCGCTGCCGCCGCCCGCTGCGCCCCTCCGGCCACTATGCCGTGGATTGAGCTTATGGCGCTGCTTGCGCTGCTCTTTGCCCGCTCGAAGCCCTGCGAGATCGCTGTCGCCACTCCGTTGGCCAGCTGCGTCGCCGCGCTCGTTACGGCTCCGGTTCCGGATGCTATTGCCTGCGTCAGGCTCTGTGTGAGTGCCTGGCCGCCTGCCGTTCCGGATTCTGTCATGCTGCTGGTCATGAGGCCAGGATCTATGCCTACGCTTGCCGGGTCGAAGCTGTACGCCGCGACGCTCGTATCGATCGCCGTTGTGAATGCCTCCCCGCCTCCGGTTCCTGCCTCCTGCATCATGGAAGTGATACTTTCCGTATCGAAGTTCGCAACGGCCGCCGGATCGAAGTTACCAGCTTCTATGGCAGAAGTAAGGCCATCTATGAGGCCTTGTCCACCGGCTTCTCCGCCTTCCGTTAAGGTCGTAGTTAATGCGCTTGTATCCACTCCGATGCTGGAAGTATCAAAGCTGTAACCGCTTAAAGAACTGTCGAGGCCGGTCGTAAACGCCGTCCCGCCTGTTTCCGCTGCGGCTGTCAGGTCTGTTGTGAATGCTGAAACGTCGAGGCCTACGCTGGAAGGATCAAACGTATAGCCCGCGAGGCTTGTGTCAAGTCCCAGCGTAAAGGTTTCGCCGCCTGCCTGCCCTGCTGCCTGGAAAGATTCCGAAATGCCGCTTGTATCTATGGATACGCCGGAAGTATCGACCGTATAGTTGGCGATGCTCTGCGTCATTCCGTTTATAAGGGCTTCGCTTGAAACGCTGCCCGATTCTCCCATCATGGCCGTAAGAGCCGAAGTATCCACCCCGATGCTGGAAGTATCGAAGTTATACCCCTGCAGGCTTCCGTCGAGGCCTTCCGTGAAAGCAAGGCCGCCGGTTTCTCCGGCTGTTCCTAACAGGTTCGTCAATGTAGAATTGTCAACACCGATTCCTTCGGTGTTAAAACTGTAGGCCGCCAGGGTGCCGTCGAGTCCTTCCGTAAAGTTGGTCGCGCCCTCCTGCCCCATGGTCGACCAGGTGCTTAAGTCTACGCCCTGCGCTCCGGCGTCGATGGCTGCCTGCGTGGCTTCGCTTAGTTCTCCGCCTCCGCCTGCGAGGCCCTGGTTATATGCTTCCGCAGCCTGCTGGCCAGCCTCTTCGTAAAGCGCCGCAACCTCTGCCGCGCCCGCTACGCCCTGCGCCGCTAATTCCTGCGCGGTGTAGTAGGTCATGCCGTTGTCGTTGGTGTAACGACCGTCCATGGTTTCCGTGTATCCGGGGATATCCTTCGCGATGTAGTCCGCCGCTTCTTCGCCGCCTCCGGTCAGCCAGTTCGTGAAGTCTTCCCACAAACCTTTTACGCCGTCAATCAGGGGTGTGAACCCGCTCATAAATCCTTCGGCTATTCCGCTTACAATATCCGCGCCAACTGCGAGCCAGTCTGTCTCGAAAATCGCGCTTATAATTCCCCCTATTATTTGAGGGATTGCCGCGATCAGCGCCGGTATCATCTGCAAAATACCGGAAATAAGCGCAATAATAATATTTACGCCTGCGCTTATAATGTTCCCCAGGTTGCTTGTAATGCTTGTTACAAAGTTAATAATTAACTGTATCGCCGTTTGTATAATCATCGGCAAATTCTCGACAATGCCTTGAATAAGGTTAATTATCAACTGCGCCCCCGCCGTGATCAGGTGCGGAAGAATATTAAGGCCCCCCGTTACAAGGTAAAAAATTATCGTCTTCCCCGCCGTAAGGATTGACGGCAGCTGCTGAACGAGCCCGGTTATAAGGTTCGTAACAAGTGTCGCGCCTGCCTGCAGGATCGTCGGAAGGTAAGTAATGATTCCGTTAAGAAGCATCATAATCAAATCCGCCGCGGCCTGAAGGATAACCGGCAGCGCCTGCGCGATGCCCTGCGCAACCGTAATAATAATTTGAACGCCCGCCGTAAGGATCGTCGGCAAAAGCTGAACGATTCCGTAAAAAAGCTGCATAACCAGCGCGATGCCGGACTGCAAGATCAGCGGCAAATTCTGAACGATTCCGTTTACAAGCATCTGAACCAAAACAACGCCGCCGGTAACAAGGTTTTGTATGTTCTGAACGATGCCGCTTAAGAAGTTGCTCAAAATCGTAACGCCGGTCTGAATGATCAGGGGTATGTTCTGCAGGATCGCCTGAACGAGCCCTAAAACTAAAACAATGCCCTGCTGCACAAGGCTTGGCCACATCTGGATAAAACCGTTTATAAGGGAACCTATAAGAAGGATCCCGGAAGCAAGCAACGACGGCGCATTCTGCACTATGCTGCTTACAAGGGTTCGAACCAAAGCCAGGCCCGTTGTTATAATGGCGGGTATCCTCTGAATTACTCCGAGGACGAAATTCTGTATAGCCTGCGTTCCGTTCGTAATAAGCGTCGGCAGCTGCTGCGTGATCGCGGAAACAAGGCTTAATATGATATCGATGCCGGTAAGAAGAACCAGCGGTACCAGCCGGAACATTCCGGAAACAAACGAAACAACTACGCCCGCGCCTGCAGAAGCAATGCCCGCCGCGTTGTCCGCTATGCCTGTTATAAATCCCTCGATCAGCAGGATCGCCGTGTCTACTACTTGCGGCGCGTATTCTGCTATTACGTTTACAGCGTCGGATAAACATCCGCCTACGGAAGAAACGAGGCCCGTAAGGCCGCCTTCCTCGTATGCGTCCGCCATCTTTCCGACCATATCGGTGGCAAGCTGTACGCCGCTTCTTAGAGCAGGCTGCAGATCCTTGTAAACGCTGATTCCCAAATCCTCAAGGCCTGATTTCAAAATAGCAAGGTCGCCGTTCAGGTTGTCGATCTGGATCGCGTACATGTCTTCGCAAGCTCCGGCGCAATCGCTGACCGCTCCGGAAAGCTCGTTCCACCGTTCTTCGCTGGTTCCTAATAAGGCATTGACCGCCTTTAAGTCTGTTTTATTAAAGATCGTCGATAATATCTGCGACCGATCTGCTGTGCTCATGCCGTCCATGGCTGTGTTCAAATCGCCAAAAATGGACTGCAGGTCGCGCATATTGCCGGATTCGTCGCACGCGGTTACGCCTAAACTTTCAAGGGCCGCCGCCGCCTGATCGGTTGGTGCCGTCAAGCTTGTAATCATATTTCGGAGCTTCGTGCCGCCTTCGGATCCTTTTATGCCGTTATCGGCCAGAAGGCCTAGGGCTGTGTTAAGCTCCGTCATGCCTTCAAGGGTGCCGCCGCCCTTAAGCATCTTCGCGGTGCCGCCGACCGTAAGGATGGCTTCGCCCAACTGCGCGACGCTTGTGTTCGATGTCGAGGCCGTTTTGGCCATGCTGTCGGCGAAGCCCTCAAGGTTCTGCTGCGTGGCTTCTATGCCCAGGGCGCTCATGCTGTCGGTGACCATGTCGGAAGCTGCCGCCAGATCCATCGCGCCCGCCCCCGCAAGGTTCAGGACTGTCGGTAATGCCGCCGCGGCCTTATCCGCATCGTAGCCCGCGAGCGCAAGGTAATTTAAGGCCTCCGCGGCTTCTGTCGCCGAGAAGGCCGTGCTTCGGCCTGCCGCTCGCGCTGCGTCTTCCAGCGTCTGCATGGCTGCCGCGCCTTCTGCTGTGCCGGTATCCAGGAGCATGGTTGCCTGGACTTGGCTCATGGCCTGCTCGTACTCGCGGCCGACGTTGATCGCCTTTACTGTAAGCGCTCCGACCGCTGCAGCTGCTGCTACGGTTCCGGCGGCCATCGCTTTCGTTGCGCCCTTGATTCCGCTGCTTACTTTGGATAAGGCGCTATTAAAAGAACTGTCTATTTTTCCGGCGATCTTAATAGCCAGTTCCATTTCTTTACTTGCTGCCATAAGACTCCGTTACCTCCTGCGCGATCTCCATTAAGTCAAAAATAGACAGGGCCTCCAATTCTGAAAGCCCTGTCTTTAATGTGATAGACAGGTGAATGCAAAGCTTCCGAAGGCTCCGGCCGTCGGTTGCGCTTATTCCCCGCCGTAGAAAAAATTTGTCACCCTGTTCTTAACCTTGATCGCCTCGCGCGGCGGGAGCTCCTGGAAGAACTCAGGCGGCAGATCTGTCGCCTTGCTTGCGAAGATGCAGGCATATTCCAGGCTCATCTCCGGAAGTACGTTAATACTTCCGGAGCGCTCCATAGTGCGCTGCGTCTGGATCATATCCCGCGCGGACAAATCCTCAAGGCCGGAAAGATCAACCCCGTCGTAAGTCTTGTCCTCGAAGGTATAGGGCTTTTTAAACTTGATGTAAAAATCATTTTCTTCGGCTTCGGTCTTCTGCGCTTCAGCCTCCGGTGCCGGTGCTGCTGCCTTCATAACCTCATCCGCCGTTGCCTTGACTTCCTTAGTTTCTTCGATGTGCTCGGAAATATTCATCATTCCTGGCTCCTCACTTTCTTAAGCAGATCTGTTCCGTTTACCTTGAATACAAAGTTAAGCTTATCCAGCTCGAACTTCTTCTTTTTGTTGACCTCGATCAAAATATAAAGGATTTCAACCTTGATACTGGATCCGGTTCCGGATCCCTGCTTTACCTTTCCGCCGGTCAGTGCCTTGTTCTTGCCCTTAATGACAACGCGAGAAGGCATAAAATCAGTTTTCATGGTCGCCTGATCGATCGCCTGGGTGCTGATCCGCAGGGTCAGGTCGATCGCGCTCTGCTGGTTGAGAAGGTTAAACATCTCTTCATTGATCGTCCTGAATGGGATTTCGATCTCGGATGCCCCGAAATGGCCGAGCAGCGGCTCGTCAATTTCTCCGAGGATCCCCGCGCCGCTGAGTGTCTCGGTAAGCGCTTCGAAGTCCGGGAGCGTTACCTCGTCAGAAATGCCGACGAACTTCTTGCCTGCGTTATAAACGTTATAGGCGTTAATCTTCGTTGCTAACATTATTATTCACCCCCTTCAAAAGCTGCCTGCAGCAGGGCCGGATCGAACTCCAATACGTCGACGATATCCTCGGCCGGTGTATACGGCGCGAGGCGCTGGTAATACTGCTGTTTACCGCCGATGATGTCGTTGATCGTGTTGTCCTCTTCGCGGTATTCGATAACCGCGCCCGCGCACTTGCCCTGCGCTACAAGTGAATTGCCCTTGACGTTTTCGTCGTCAATGACGGCCTCAATCATGCGCGGATCGTTCGGGTCGTCGACTCTCTGGTGGTAGGTCAAAATAAAGTTATTACCCCACCAGGAGAAGAACCGGCGGCAGCAAAACCATCTGTCTTTCG